TATCAGATTGTGAGAGAGAACGCTTCGGTGGAATACACAGGAGCAACACCACAGGACGATTTGATGGAGCGGCTGCTCACCGCCCGGAAAGGAAAATAGGGGTACCCCAAAAAGTTCAAAGACTTTTTGGGGAGAGGACGAACACCGGAATAAATGAGATTTCGCCTTTAGGCGGAAACGAATGATATGGAGGTTGTGAGGACGATATGTTTGAGAAAGTAAATCCGAGCCACCCGGATAAGGTGGCGGACAGAATTGCGGGAGCCATTGTCGATCTGGCTTATACCGCAGAGGAGAATCCCAAGATCGCTGTGGAAGTTCTGCTCGGGCACGGCAAGTGTCAAATCATCATAGAAACCACGGCGCTCTTGGCAAAACCTCAAATTGTAAATATCGTACATCGTATCGCCGGCAGGCTGGATACAGATATTGTTATCACCCCGCAGGATAAACACCTGACAGACAACCAGGCAAACGAGCTGCGCTGCGGCGATAACGGTATTTTCAAAGGCATGCCGCTGACTGACGAGCAAATGCAGCTGTCGAAAATTGCTCATGATATTTATGAATTGTATCCCTATGATGGGAAATACATTATAGACGGCGACAGGCTGATTATTTGTCAAAGCAACGCAATGACAAAAGATTTAAAACGCCTTTACTCAAATGCGGAAATCAATCCCCTCGGATATTGGACGGGCGGAACAAACGTTGACACGGGTGCGGCGAACCGTAAGCTCGGCTCCGACATGGCTGATTCTGTCACGGGCGGCGGGCTGCACGGCAAAGATTTATCCAAAGCGGATGTGTCGGTCAATATCTATGCGTTTCTAAAAGCGCAAAGAACAGACATGCCTGTGGAGCTTGCCTGTGCCATTGGGGATAAGACTGTGGACGGCATTCCTTACGGGGAGATCGTGGAAACCGCACGTAGATACATTAAGCGGCTTGGCGGCTTTGAAAAATTTGCAGAATGGGGGCTGGTGCGATGAAAACAACAACCGAGATGCAGCTTGTCCCGATTGCCAAGCTGGTGCCCTATGTGAACAATGCACGCACCCATTCCCCGGAGCAGATCACCAAACTGCGCTCGTCCCTTCGGGAGTTCGGCTTTATCAATCCCGTCATCATAGACCGGGATTTCAATGTGATCGCCGGACATGGCAGAATCCTGGCGGCTAAGGAGGAAGGCATCAAAGAAGTACCCTGTGTGTTTGCCGACCATCTCACCGAGGCGCAGAAAAAAGCTTACATCATTGCGGACAACCGCATGGCGATGGATGCCGGATGGGACGAGGAACTTCTGCGGGTGGAGATCGAGTCTTTGCAGGGCATGGACTTTGATCCCTTGCTCACGGGGTTTGACGAGAAGGAGCTGGCTACGCTGTTTGGCGCAGATGATGATGCGCAAGAAGATGCTTTCGATGTAGACGCCGAATTAGAAAAACCCTGTTTTTCTAAAGCGG